ACGGCTATGCTTCGGAATTGGGAACTGTGGTACACGGATTATTATGTCGGTCTGTTGCGTAGTCAATTAAAAAAAATCACGAGAAGTATGGTGCGTGGAAAAGACAACCCTGCGTACAAAAATTTTGTTTTGAATGGAGAATCTCCGATTCTTAATAAGATAATAGATGACACTACGAATGAATGGAAACTCTCACTCTATGATATTTACTTATCAACTGTTTATGACTTTGAGTTATTTCAATTTGGTATTCTCTTACCTGAATCTCTTAAAGGATATTCTGAATTGGAAGATACGGATTTATATACTTATAAGAACAGAAGGAAAACAGAACGGCAGGTTGTCAATGAAGGATTCTATCCGATACGAGTGCGTGGTGGTGGAACAATTAATCCTACTTCAGTTTCTCCAATTCCAAGAAGTAGATACAACCGACAAGCCGTAGCTTTTGTAAATGATATGTTGGATAAGTCAATGCCTGAGTTGGCTAAGACTACCAAAGCTACTTTGAACAGGACACTTAGGAAAAGTCTTGATGAAGCTATTGAACTTGGATTAACAGGAGACGCAGTTTATGAATACATAACAGGACAAGTTGAGATTGCCTTACCGAAGAAGTTTCTAGGTAGAGCCAACTTGATTGCTAGAACTGAAGGTGGAGCTTTGGCTCAGTTTGGATTACAGGACGCTTCGGACAAATCAGGATTGATTACTGTTAAGGAATGGGTAACAGAATTTAAGAACTCAAGAGATACTCATATTGAATTACACGGAACTGTTGTTGCTGACGCAGAGAACTTCAATGTCGGTGGCTACTCTGCACCGTTTCCTAAAGACCCAAGACTTCCTGCTCAAGAGAGATGTAACTGTAATTGTTCTGTAATCAGGAGAGAGCCAAGACCTGACGAAGTAATTACTCCTTCTATTTGACGGTAAGCAAAAAAATTTTTTTAACGACAAACAAAAACCCACCGAATGAACGGTGGGCTTCTGAGTTCCGATTAAGTGTGAACTAATCTTTACCACACTTGGTACATTCATTCCAAATAAATGTTCCAAGCTCAATGCGTCTGCGTCTCTCAACAAAGTTATGCTCACAGATTAAATTACAAAACTTACACTTTTCAGTTTTGCCATTTCTATCTGCGTCAATATATTTAGTCCATTTGTGTTCACAAGTTTTTTGGTCTTGTTCACGATAGTCCCACTCACGCATTACATCTTTTGCAACAAAATGTTTATTTAGATAATCATTTATATAAATACTTTTTCTGTATTTAGAATCTCCATATCTTAATTCATCATAAATGTAACTTGTTCCCTTTAATGCTTTGTCGTAGCTAACTCCAACTTCAACAAAGTTGACATCAGACCAATCGATTGAATCTATAAGTTTCAAATCATCTTCACGAGTTCTTGTGTGGCTTACTTCTATACCTAAACTTCTTTGCACTCGTCTTAGATATTCCCAAATCAAAGTGTCAAGTGATTTATTCATATCATCAGTATGCTCTGCTAATCTACGCATTGTTTTTACACAAATTGGTAAATTAGATTCTGTATGCCACAAGAGTTCAATTTCTTGGTTTAGGTCATCAACTATGTCAATGACCTTTTCTACCAACTCTTTATTACCTACTTTGCAAATATAAGCAACAGTTCTATAGATATGTACCAATCTATCTTCATTTGCACTTACTTTGGAAAATGATGTCCTAAGAGGACTCAAACAATCAAAAGCGATTTGAGATTTGGTTGCACCAACATTAAGCCAACCTTTAGTTTCATTAGTCATTCTTCTTCTCCCTTCAAAGTAACAATGTAAGAATACAATGTTGTATATTGATTTTTTTTGTTTAAGTTACGAGCTTCTCTGATTCTCCAAGCCCAAAACACTTCTAGTGGATTGTGATAGCCTGAGCAATCGAGAGTTATAGTATCTTCCAAGACTAGCTCAGCGTCTCGGAAGTTTTCTAAGTCTGTGTAATCTTGCTTAAAAGATTTTAAGACTTGATAAGTAAATTTTTTCAATTTCACTCCTTCTATATTTTTCATTCATTATGAATTATAATCGAAGATGATAAATTTGTCAAATCGAAGATTTTATGTAATATCTAAAAATCTCTGATTTGCAATCTTAGATTAGTTATGGTATAATGAATTATGAATGAAATTACAAGAGGAGTAAAAATGAATTCAGAATTGAATCTAACACCTGAAGAACAAGCAATAGCTGACGCTTGGCTTGAAGAACAATTATCAAGACCACCACTACCAAAAGGTTATGTTGATGGTTTAATTGCTATAAAAATTAGAAGGGATAGTAAATGAAAAATAGAAAACCTTGTAAAGATTGTAATCGCCCTTATAGTCAACACATTAAAGGCAAACCGTATTGTATTCTTCATTTACGAGCAATGGGAATTTTGGAATACCCAAGAAAAAGAATGTCCAAAGAAGAAAAAGAATTGTATATCTTTTACCCAAGATTTATGTGGGAAGAAAAAATTAGATTCACTCATAAATTAGTAAAAGATACTATGAGAGAAATGGAAGGAGTTGGATAATGTCATTACAAATAATTTATGACGAGATAAAAAAATTGGATAGAAAATTAAATTCTATGCAGAACGATATAAATATATTGAAGAAGGAGATAAAGAATGAAACTAAAAATTAGTTATCACACTTGGGCTATTCCTTATAATGAAGAATTATATTTTATAAATCTAGAAGAAGATATAGATGATAACTTAATTGATGTATCTAAAAAAGATGTTGATACTTTTTTTAATAAGAGGGAAATTAATTGGAATATTCAAGATTATTGGGAACCTGATAAGTATAACATTTTTTACATTGACAATACAAAAGACAAATTAATTATGGAGTTTATATTTAAAGAGATTGAATATGGAATTGACAGAGATTGGTACGATTATGTTACCTGTTGGAGAGAAACACAAGAATTAGAATTTAAAGAAATTTTAAAGCAAGGTAAAAAAGAAATAAAAGCAGTAAGTAAAAAATTAAAGGAGTTTAAGAATGAAACTTAATGGAATGACAGATAACAGATATAAAGTTACTGAGCAGGATATTTTAGATATGCGTGAATTTAGGTCTCTTGGTTTTACAGTTCAAGAAATAGCAGACAGTTATAATATTTCTACTTCAACAGTTGTTTATTGGACTAATGACAAATACAGAAAAAAGAAAAGAATTATAAATGCAAAAAATAAAACTAAAAAAGAAGATATGGCAAAAAAAATTAAAAGGGATATGGCTAAAAGAAAACAAAATCTAAAAGAGACACCTAGAACTTTTATGAGAGCAAAGTTAGAAAATAGGTTAAATGACAAAAGAGTTCCTAATACAAAAGTAAAAACTATGTATGGAATGCCTGTTGAAAAAGTTAAAGAACTAAAAGAAAAAGAATTACTTTACAGGGGTAATTCTAAAGTGAGTCTGTAATGACAATCTTTGAAAACCTAGAACAGATTTACAATCACTTAGAATCTAATGAACAGATTGAGTTAGCTGAGAGATTGTTACTTAAAAGAAAATTAGAACTTGGTCTGATTGAGAGAGAGAGATATGACAAATAGAAAACAAAAACCTGTTACTCATACATTTTATATGTTAAAAGAGAATAAAAATAAATATTATAAAAAAAGTATAGAAGATTATTTTACAGAAGAAGCATTAGAATATTTTACTGAAAATCCAAGAAGTGTATGTTTAGTAACTTTAGGCAAAGATAAAAAATTAATAAAAGAGTTAGAGAAATACTTTGAAAGTAGAAAAAATGATAATTGATTGCAACTGCCCAAAAGAAAAAAACTGTGCAGGACACATTACTATTCAGAATGCCAAGCTCTTGTTAAGTAATTATAAATATATGAATAGAGATGTTCTTGATGACATAGTTACAGTTCCAACCAACAGATGTTTTAAGTGTGGGGAAGAAGGAACAGTAGAAGTCATAAGAAAAGATTGGCACGAGTTTATGTGGGATAACCCAAGAAAAGAAGTTAGAGAATACTTCCCTTACTTAGACAAGTCAGGTTGGGAACAAATTATCTCAGGCTCACACCCTAAATGTTGGATAGAAATGTTTGGAGAAGAAGAATAGTGCTAACATTAGAGAGTTCGATAATCCAATTCCCTGTTTAATTGAACACGCAGATAAGAAGCTGACCCTTTGTTTCATTCATTCAGCAATCAACTCCGAAGGGTCAGCTATCTGCTTTTTATAGTCAAAAACACCAAAAAAAAAGAAAAAAAAATAAAATAATATTTACATACCTAAAATAATCAATGATTATAGGCTTTTACAAAACTGATTTATAGTCTTTTTCACTATAAATACTTGCATTACTTTTCAAACCTGTTAATCTTTGATTATGAATGAATTAACAAGAGGAGAAAAAGTGTTAACGAAACAATATGTAACTAAATTCCAAGACGGAAGCTACGGCAAAGACCGTAGAATTACAAAGCTAGTATCTGATATTAAAAAACTATCAGAACTAAAAACAGACAACCAAATTATGAAGGTAACTTGGAAGGATAACTATTTAGAAAATGGTAAATGGAGTGAGTGTGTAGCTTACGACCACGATTTTTCTTATGGAATAGATAACAATGCACCTTCAGGTTTAGTTATTGAAAAAGACGGTCAAGGTTGGATTCAACAATTAGAACTTATTGATAGGTGGGGATATGGACATCATTGGGATAATGAAATGTCAGAATGCTACAAAGACCTAAAAGTTGAGTTAATAGATGTTCCTGCACACGAAGAATATGTTGCAGAATGTGAGCTTTGTGTTGAATGGACAGGTGGAATGATTGACGGTATGCAAGACGCTTGTTTAGACACTTGGTTTTAATTAAACCAACAAAAGCAATTAAGCCACCTACATAGGTGGCTTTTTTGTTATAGTAATACCTATGGCAAGTTTATCTAGTATTAGAGAAGGATTAAAAACACGATTAGCAACAATCTCAGGATTAAGTATATTTTCTTTTGTACCTGATTCTATTGAGCCACCTACGGCAGTTGTTGGTGTAATGAGTTCACTTGAATATGATTCTACAATGGCTCGTGGCTCAGACACCTACAACATTCCAATCTATATGTATGTTTCAAGAGTGGACGCAGAACTCTCTCAGGATTCTTTAGATTCTTATTTAGACGGAAGTGGAAGTACAAGTGTAAAATCAGCTATTGAAGGAGATACAACTTTAGGTGGAGTGGTAAGTTCTGCTAGAGTTGTTGAAGCGTCTAATTATGGTGTTTATACTGTGAATAGTATTGATTACTTAGGCGTAGAATTTAGCGTGGAGATAATTACATAATGTATGAAGTGATGAACGGAATAACTGTCAAAGATAAATACTTTGCTGAAGGCGAGTTTATTGACGGCAAAGGTATTCCACAAAAAAGTATTAAATGGTTAATTGAACAAGGTACGCTTGTTAAAATTACTAAAGCCGAAAAAGAAAAAAAATTACAAGAATCTACTAAAGTAAGGGCAAGGAATGACAAAGGTCATTTTATTGCAGACGACCCAAACACAGAAGAAAACGAAGCGTGGGTAGAAAAGGAAGAAGAATAATGGACAAAGAGTTTAAATCAATAGACTTTGCATTAGATACCGAAGCAGAAGGCAAAGTTGAAGCAGTTTTCTCTGTATTTAACAATGTAGATTCTGACGGAGATGTAGTTTTACCAAACTCACTAAAATCATTTAAAGGTTTAGAAGGCGAAGTACCAATGGTATGGTCGCACAAATGGGAGAATCCTATTGGAAAAGGTCGCATAGTACAAGATGATGACAAGGCAACATTCAAAGGCGAGTTTATTATGTCGTCTGAGAGTGGCAAAGAAGCCTATGAAATTGTCAAAGCTATGGGAGATTTACAACAATGGTCTTTTGGATTCCAAGTTGATGACGCAGAACAAGGACAATTCCAAAAAGACGGACAATCACAGGAAGTAAGGTATATAAAATCTGCTACTGTGTTTGAAGTCTCTCCTGTTCTTGTTGGTGCAAACCAATCAACTTACACAGTTGCAGTAAAAGAACAAAAAGAAAAAGATGTAAAAGATGTTGAATCAGGTCTTAGATTCACAGATGAAGCTGATAATGTGCTTATCACAATTAACAACTTCATAGACAGAGCAAAAGAACTTACTTCTTTACGCTTAGATAAAGGCAAAACATTGTCAAAGTCTGCTCAGGAATCTCTTATGCAGATTCAAGACCGAATCCAAGAAGTCTATAACGATTTAGACAACATACTTGGACTAGGAGAAGAAGAAGCAGAGCAACCTAAAGATAGTATTGACGCACTTTGGCTAAATACACAAGAAGTCTTGGCAAGAAGTCAAGGCGTAGTTAATGAAGGAGATAAAGTTGAGTAAATTAACAGAACTCACACAGGAACTCCACGCATTAAGACAAACTCAATTTGACGCAGTTAAAGAAATGAAGGACACCTTTGAAGGTGGCTCTGAAATCTCTGTTGAGAAAAAACAAGCTATCGAAGATAGAAATGTTGAAATTGAGAAACTTAATGAAAAAGTTAATGAATTAAATGCTCTCGAAACTCAAGAAGCAAGACTTGAAGAAGCATTAGAAAAAGGTAAAGAAGTAAAATCAATGCCTATTCACAATGAGAAGGAAGAAGTTGCTAGAAAAACTCTAGGCGACCAACTCATTGACTCTAGTGCTTACAAAAGTTTTATGGATAATGGGCAAAAGAACATTAATTCAGAACTTAAGTGGAATCCAAAAGTCGAATTGAAAACAACATTAACAGAATCAGGTTATCCACCTGCAGTAACAAGAAGCGATTTAATCGTTCCTACTGCATTAAGAAACCCACAAACTGTTATTGATTTAATCGACACAATTACAACAGACACTTATCAATATAAGTATCTCGAAGAATCCACATTCACAAACAACTCTACTGCAACTGCAGAAGGCTCAGCATTGGGCGAAAACGCACTTGCTTTTACAGAAAAGACAGAGAACATTCGTAAGATTGGCTCATTCTTGCCTGTAACAGAAGAATTGTTAGCTGATGTATCAGCAGTAAGTGGTTATCTTGACTCAAGATTAAGAACTATGGTTAATCTTGCAGTTGGAGACCAAATTATTGCAGGTGGTGGGTCAGGTGCTAACTTAACAGGTCTCTTGAATGTATCAGGAATCAATACTTTTGATTTCTCATCATTCTCAGGAAACCTTAAGAGAGTTGGACAAATTTATGAAGCAATCACAGAAATACAAAAAGATAGCTTCTTAAGTCCTGACGCAATTATTATGCACCCTTCAGATTGGTATCAAGTAGTTACTGAAGTTAA